CCCACGCCCCAGCGCGGGGGGGGGAATAGATTTCTTATGCACCCCTTTGGTCATATAACCACCAGAAAAATCATTTAGATTATTATCATCTTCAGCAGCTGGGGATTGTTTCATCCTGGAAAGCAATCCTGGTGCGATCTGGGCAGCATTGGCAGCAAGCTTCAGCACTCTTACAGACACAGCCTGCTTGGTAAGGCCAAGCCTTCTTGCGAGATCGTTTTGTGTAGGTGCATCAGGTGTCTGCAAAATTATTTTCACCATATCAAAATGAGTGATCACTGCCTGGTCAGATGATGCGCCCAGCATTGCCAACACATCACTGATGATCTCCCCCACCCTCTCCCTTGTCACCCAGCCATCAAACTCAGCTGGCTCATCTTTGTGCCTGGGATCTGCTGATGCAAATTTGGTATCATTGGCATAGACCAGGAAGCTGTGCCTGGGCATTGGCATCTCCCTGTAAGGGATGATAGGTGGCATCTGGCTTCTCAGCTCCTTTTGCTTCTCCAGGGGTAAGCTATCAAACCAGGCATCAAATACAGCTTCTTCTGGGCGGCCATCCCTTAGCTGCTGCAATTGCTGTTTAATGCGCCTTTTATGGGGATTGGATGCCACAGGATAAGCAGATTTTTTGTTTATAATAGGGGTATTAGGCCAGAAATTGGGGGTTTGCCATCACAATCCAGGCATTTTTCTGCGCATCATAGGTCAGCAGGCCATATCTCACAGCCTGGATGCGTAGCCTTTTAAGCCTGCCTGGATCTGGCAGCAGACCTTCAGCCTTCAGTGCATCACTCATCAGCTGCTTGCTTTGGGATGCCTGGAAGGTCTTAGGAAGCCTTTTGATTACCTGGCTGACCACTTTGACCTTCCTGGCCTTCAAAGCCTTCCTGGAGGCAATCAGGGCATCCAGATTGGCTTTCATAAGCTCTGGCTGATCCTTCCAAAGCCTTTTCCAATGCTGGAGCTTAGCCAGGGCTTTCCTTTTCGCCTTATTCATCCTGTGAGGGGGCAAGGGGTGGAATAAAGGCAGCATCCCCTGGGGCAAGCGCAGCGTTTAAGCCCCAAAGGGGCAATGCCTTTATATTACCCTTTAGGGTAATAGGTCTGTGCCAGGCATCACACATCATCTTCTGGAGGGGGTGGTGCGTTGTTAATTTCCCACTTAATCTGCCCCCTGATCTTGCTGTGGCGCACTCGCAGGCTTTCAGTGAAGAAGCCCTGGAGATCTCGCATCCCTGCCCTGCTACCTCTCTTGCCCAGCTTGAAGATGAAGTGGGGCAGCTCATCATCCTCCCTGCGCAGGATGGCCGTGGCTCGAAACCAATTTGCAAGCTCACTACTGCCACTGAAATCATAGGTGCTGCTGGTCTTGCCTTCAGATTTCTTGGGGGGCTTGTTTTGGTGGTGGATGGCCAGGAGCGCGCAGCCTGTGCGCATCAGGCAAGGCTGGAGGATGTGGCGCAGGAAGTGGCTGCAATACTCCTGCTTGGACACATCCCCTGCTGCGAACCCCAGGAGGGGGTCAATTATCAGTAGATCAGCCCTATGCTTCTTCACCAGATCCTCAATGAGCAGGCCAAAGGCATCACCTGTCTTGATGGCTTCTCTGTATATGCTGACATTCTCTGCCAGGGTTTGGTGGTCAGCCTGGCTAAGTGACATTGAGGCAGTTACATCCTGCCACTGTTCAGCCAGGTCAGCCAGGTCATTTTCTGACTGCAGCAGCACAATCCTAAGTGGGCGCACAGGCTTGATGTGCCAAAGGTCACGGCCAAGTGCCCAGCTCACAATCATCTGTGTGGCCAAGGTGGATTTGCCACAGCCTGCCTGGGCACTGAATAGCAAGCTGCCCCCCTTGCAGATCCATCTATTGCCAATGAGATTATTGGGGTCATTGTGCCTATCCACCTGGTATAGATCAGCCAGGGGCATCTGCACTGTGGTGCTGTCTTGTGCGCTGGTGCTGCTGATATCCTTGGCCTGGGCGAGAAGGCTTTGCATCAGCTCATCAGGCTTGAAAGCACCTGATTGGGCTTTGGCACTGATATCCCTGGCAAGGCTGATGATCTGGCGCGCCTGGTGCTTCTCCTGGAGGATGGCAATGGCCTGCTTCAGATTGGCTGATGGGGCAAAGATGCTGCTGGTCAGCTCATTGATGTAGTGCAGGCCACCAGCTTGATCCAGGCTGAGGGTGCTGCGCAGCTGATTGGACAAGGTAAGCTCATCTGGGCTGATGCCTTGGGTGATGAGCTGCTGGCAAGCCAGGTAGATCAGCTGGTGCTTTGGCTCAAGGAAGGCTTTGGCATCCAGGCTGGCATCTGAGCAGGCTTTGAAGGATGGGCGCAGGGCATCACCATCCACCAGGATGGAAGCCAGCACACACCTTTCAGCATCCAGGTCATTGGGTGGAAGCTGTGGTTTGTGGTTTGTCATAGGTGGGATGTGGAGGAAGGCAGGCTGCTGTGAGGATGCAGCCTGTCAACCAATGGTGTTAAAAGCCTGGTTCAGCTGTGGGATCTACCTGATTGATGAAGGGGTGGAATTTGGTGACCTTGCAGATCATCTTCTTTTCACCACTACTGAAGGTGGCTTCTTCCTGCACCACAGTGACCTTGAGCCAGCAGCCTTCAGCTTGGCTGAGGAAGGCGCGCAGCTCATCCTGGGATCGGCCAGGCAAGCCCACTTTCTTTCCTGTGGCTGTGCCCACAAAGGCTGCAGCGCGCTTCAGTGCGCCATCAGTGCTGCCAAAGAAGGTATCATTGACCTTCTGGCTGTCCTTAGTGGTCAGCAGCACCTTCACCTTGGCATCATTCTTCTGGGTAAAGCTCACATCTTCATCCCTGATCTTGCAGACCTTCACCAGATATTCACCTGGTGAGCTGATGGCTGTAAGCTTTGGGCGGGGGCTGTTGTTATTTGGATAGGTCATTGGTATCAGGGTTAAAGGGTTTGACTGTCAGCTGGCCGTCATTGAGCAACTGCTGGAGCAGGATGGCTGTGGCTGGATTATCAGTGGTCACAAAGCCCCTGCCTGTGTATAGGTAGTGCTTACCCTTAGTGAGTGCATCACCAGGAGCTTCATCACCCAGGGCACAATGGAACATATAGCAGGGGCTTTGGCTGTCCTTCTTAGCCAGGATCACTTCTGCCACCCAGGTCTTGCGCTGGCTCATCAGGCAAAGGTGATGGCTTCAGCTTCAGCCTTGGAGCTGTAAGGCTGCAAGATATGGAGCTGCTTGGGATAGGTAGGATAGCTATCAAAGGCAGTGCAGGCTTTGTAAGCTTCAATGGCCTGTGTCATCAGCACTTCACCTTCAGCAATCAAATGCCTTGATAACTCAAAGCAGCCTGTGGCATTGGGCGCAGCCTTCTCAGCACAGATCATCTTGAAGCCTTGTGGCCGTTCACCAAAGGTCAGCTTATACATCAGGCAATAGAAGGCAGCCTGGAGATGATAGCCCCTTTTGTATGTGGTGGCTAAGACATTGCGGGGGGTGATGTAATCACCAAAGGTCTTAAGGTCTATGATCCAGCCATCAGTGGTGATCATATCAATCTGGGCTTTCATCTTAATCCCATCATAGGTTGTAGCCAGGCACAGCTCAGTGGCCAGGGGTGTGATGCCCCAATGCTTCAGCTCATCATTGAGTGCCTGGCCTGCGCGCACAGCTTCCTCAAGCTCATCCTTGTCTGCCACTGTCTTGCCCTGGCTTACCTGGTCAAAGTTATCCCACCAGGCAATGGCTTCCAGGGTTTCAGGCTTGGGCTTCTTTGCAGTGCGCTGCTTCTCAGTGGGCTTCTTAGGAGCATCATCAGGGAGGGTGATGATCTGGCTGGTGAACAGCTCAGGCTGCAGGCAGAAAAGATGCGTCAGGCTTCCAATGCGCAGGGCAGGGGTATCCTTCTTAGCCCCATCAAGGTATGCCTTGTAGTGGCCAGGGCTGCGGAGGATCTCCTTGCAGCCAGATTGATTGAGTGCCTTGTGCGCATCATAGGCAGCACGATCCCAGGAGAAGGTGGGCAGGGCTTTGATTTGGTCTTTAGTTATCATTTTTGGTGTGTGTTTTTTTGTGGTTTGTGGGGATGAGAAAGGGGAAATCAATGAAGCCATCATTGGCCATCTGACAAAACAAAGCTGCATCAGCTTTGGTGGTGAAGCGCAGCAGCTGGCCGCCATAGATCAGAAAGCCAGGGCTGTGCTTGAAGCTGCCACCTTCCACCAGGATGAATTGCCTGATGACACCATTGGCATCCTGGCCAGCTTCAGGGGTGTATCTGGGTAGTGGGCTGGGCTTACTCATTGGGGTGCTTGCGTCTGTATTCCGCGCGCCAGGCTTCCAGGGTGCGCAGGCGCAGCTCAGCTTCTCGCAGATCCCATTGGAGCTGTCTATTGATGCTGGCCACTTCCTTCTGGTGCTTGATCAGGTCAGCCACCATATCAAGGAGCTGATTGAAACGCTCCTGAAGTGGGATACCTTGGGGCTGTTGGGTGTCATCAATCATAGGGCTTTGATCTGCTTGATGATGGCATCAGCCTGGGCTTGGCTTTCTTTGGAATAGAAAAGCCCCTTGCGCTCAGTCAGCCCAGCCAGCTGCTTGGCCAGGGTGATGGCCTGGGCGCGCTGCTTCTCCTGTTCAGCCAGGGCAGCATCAGCCAGCTTGATGGGGATTAGGTCACTCATTGGGCTGCTCAGCCTGGGGATGGTGCTTGAGTGCCTTGGCCTTATCCAGCTGCCTGGCTGTGATGCTGATGGCCTTCCTGATATGGCGCTCAGGGATGCCTTCAGCCAGGAGATCCAGGGCAATGCCCTGCTTCTGCTTGGCCGTCAACAAGTGCGCCTTGGGGTATCTGTAGATAGGCTGAGTGCCCTGGGGCTTCAGACGGCCAGGGTGGATGAAGGGGGCAGGCTTATCCATTGGCCTGCACCCTCTCATTGATGGCCTTGAGGAAAGCCTGGCACATCTTTGGGGATGTGGTCAGCTCCAGCTGGTGGATGGTAGGCAGATCCATAAGGCTTTCACCTTCCTGCAGCCATCCCTTATGCACAAGGATCTGAGCAGCCACCTTAGCTTGGGCAGGGTTAAGCTCACCCAGGCCATCAATATACCAGGTGACGCGCTTATCATCCTGGCGCAGCTGCTCAGGTGCAGCAGCCTTAGCCTGGTAAGGCTTATGCTGGATGCTGTAAGCCTGGGGCTGTGGCTTGCTGGCCGCATTGCCATCATCATCCAGATCAGTGGCCACACCAGCAATGGTAGCCAGGGCATATCTGCGCAAATAGGTCAGGGCAGATCCTGTATCCTGGAGCTTGCCACCACCCTTGATACCCAGCTCACCAAACTCAAAGATGTGCCCACTGATGTGAACCACCTTTGTCTGGATGCTGATGCGCTCATCAGATGTATTAGCTACCTGGATGAAGGCCAGGCCATAGGCTGCAAAGGCTGGCTTCACTTGATCCAACAAATCACCAAGCCCAAAATAGCTGGATTTGAAATGCGGATTGATGCGCTTGGCTTCCACATTCTGGCAGCTGGCAATGGCCAGCACCAGGGCTTCAGTGGGGCTGAGCTTCTTCACATAGTCAGCAAAGACCATTGGGGTGAAGCAGGCTGGTGGGATGGTAGCCTGATCATCAGCAGGCTGGCTGTCTTTTCGTTTGCTCATTGGGTGGGTGGGAAAGTGGGGAAGCTCCTGGTGGGATTTGAACCCACAGCCTTCCCATTACAAATGGGGCGCACAGCCATTGTGCTACAGGAGCAGAAAGGTCAGCCTTGGATCTCCTTGGCTTGCTTGGCCAGCTCAGCCTTCTCACAGGCTTGCAGATAATCTTCCACAGCATTGGGCTTATCCAGGCTGATGCGCTTGGATTTGCCAGAAGCTCCAAGCCCCAAGCTCCAGGCTGTCTTGCCATTGATAAGCACAGGCTTCAGCTTGCGCGCAATCGTGCCACAGGGCAGGATCACATAGGGGGTATTGCCAATAGGGGTGATGGTAGGTGTAGGTTTTGCCATAGGTTTATTATTTTCTGGGTGAGAGATTGAGAGAGTGATCAAGGAGCAGCAGGGCATCTGCTGTCTTAAGGGTGAGGCCATCCACCCAAGGGAAACGCCTGGAAGCTTCTGCCTTCAATGCTGCTTTCCAATTGGAGCTGCCAGCCTTGGTGATGCCCAGGCCAGCCTGCCAGGTCTGCGGGGATATCAAGATCACCCTGTGCTGACGGCCAATGCACCAGCCTTCAATCCAGCCACAGCTTTTGCCCAGCTTAAAGGCTGCGCTGCTGGGGATGATGCGGCCAACAAAGGGGGGCACTTTCTCCAGGTAGATGGTGCAGCCAAAGGGGATGATGTTGGCCAGCTCAGCCATATCCTCAGGCATAGGATGAAGCTGCACCTTGCCATCAGGAAGAAGCAGCGCAATGCCACCTGACATACCAGGATCAATTGCTGCTGCTGTAGCTTGTGTGTGTGTTGCCAAGGGTGGTTTGTCTTAGGTTTATCTTAAGAGTGCTGCCTTGCGCTTGGTGATGAGGGGGCAACGGCCAATGTCAAATCCCCTTTGCTTGTATCCACCAAAGCCCAGATTGTGGATGGCATATAGATCCACCAGGGTAGGCTTCCTGCCTGTGGCCTTGGTAAACCTGGCAGCATTGAGGGTGAGCCAGCTGTGCAGATAAGATCTGGCAATGGTGGCATCCAGGGCTTTGTGGTAAGGGTGGGCATCCAGGCCATTGGCTGCGCGCCAGGCTGTGGTGTCTTGCCAGCTGGGGTAATGGAATTGAGCCAGGCCAAGGCCAGCACCCCTGTCCCCTACAGCTGCAGCTTTGCCTGCACTTTCAATGGCAATGATTTTATCCAGCTGTGCCTGGGTGATAGCTGCCATAGATGATGCGCAGGATAGCAGCAGGGCTGGTATGTATGTCATCCTGTATGTCATTTGCGCACAGGGATCACATACCCTTTCTGCTCATCACCATCCTGCCAGGTGATCCTGTAGCTCAGGGCAAGCATACCACCATAGGCAATGTGCGCATCCACCCAGGCTTCAGTGCATCCAGGTAGGCTGGCCAAGTGCTTCTGCTCATCAGCCAGCATCTCCCTGGCCTTCTTCAGCACAGCCCTTTCAGACATATCACCAAACAAGATGCGATCATTGAGGAAATAAAACTCCTGCATTACATTATGCAGACAGAATGTGGCCAGGTCTTTGCTCATAATTGTGGGGGTGGGCATATCCTCAGTGATCTCCTTTGCTTGGCAAATCCATATCATCAATGATAGCCCAGGCTTTATCAGTCAGCTTATCCTCAAGCTTACTGCACAGCTTCTCATCATATTGGAGATGATCTGTGTCTGTAATATCAGCACCATTTTCATCATAAGCATAGAAGCACAGGTTTTCCAGCTTCCAGCAGGGCTGTCTGTCATAGCCTTTAGCACCCCAATATTCATAAGCCCCAATTCCGTTATCACCTGGGGTAAGCTCCAGGGTCACATCACATAGATAGCTGATGCCATCCAGCTGCACTTCACATTGAAAATCTGTGGTCATTTTGCGCGCAGCTTAGGGCTGTATCTTTTGCCATCCTCAGTCAGCTCAATCTCCCTGCAAAACCTACCCACAGTATCCTTTGAGCAGCCAGCCAGGGGTGCTATCTTATAGATAGGCCAGCCCTTCTTGATCAGTGGGGGCACGATCTTCATCAGCTTTTCCCTGCACACATCTTTTCTATATGGCTGCTTGTGATGCCAATCAATGGCCAGCAATTCTACCTATCTGTAGGCTGAACATTCAGTGACAGCCTGGCCTTGCCATACCAGCCTGGCAGCCAGGTCAGGTCTGGTGATGCGCTCAGCATTGGCTTGCTCAATGATGGGCTTGAAGGCCATCAGCCTTTGATTAAGGCAGGGGCTGATCAGCTCACCATTGGGGGCTACAATCTTAACTTGGGGTTTTCGTTTATTCATTGGTTTGTGGG